GCCGCCATTGACGCGCAGCGACGGGATGGCGATCTGCACCAGCTCGTCGCTGTTCTCGATCGCGGCCAGCGTCGCCAGCAGCGTCAGGTCGGTGCGATCCAGGAACGCCGCAGTGAACGGGCCGCCGGTCACGAAGTCCACGTTCAGCGTGCCCGTCACGGTGGGCATCGCGCCGGGGATGGGGCGCAGCACCGCAGTGCCCCAGCCGGGGATGGTCTGGATGTTGTTGTCCACCGTGATCGTCAGCGAGCGCACGCCTGCCACGGGGGTCGCGGCAGTCGCCAGGGACGTCGCACCAGGGGCCACGTAGGCGCCCGTGGAGAGGCTCGCGCCACCCGAGTGCAGCAGGTGGTCGTCGGCGTCACGCGCGGACGGGGTGACGGCCGCCGTGGCGGTCACAACGCCGCCACCGGTCGTGGTCACGGTCAGCGTGGCGATGCCAGACTCCGGGATTGTCAGCGTCCACGACTTGACCATCTGTGCCGCCCACGTGAACGGCGCCGTGGTGAATGCGCCCGTGGTCGGGTTGTACGACTGGACCAGCTTCTGCACAGAGAAGAACGGCATGGACGCGGAGGCCAGCTTGTGCACCTGCTGGTAGACCGTGGTGGCGCCCACCTGCGCCGAGACGCTGGAGCCCATGCACATCTTCCACCAGAAGCCGAAGCCGACGGTGGACACCTCGAGCGGGATGTTGCCGCCGCCCGCCTTGCGGATGACGATCTCACCCGCGGCGGCCGCGCCGCGCTTGCCCCAGCAGTGCGCCCCCGACTTGATGATCTCGGGCGTGTAGTCCAGCGACTCACCCGAGCCCAGCAGGCAGAACGTGCGATCGGGGGTGACGGCGGTGCCCCAGGTCGAGGCTTCCTTGACGACGATGGTCGAATCGGACATGGGGGTCTCGCTTTCAGATGCGGGCGGAGTAGGTGATGCGGAACAGGAGGACAGCGGCGGCGCCGTTGTCGGACTGCATGGGGCGATACGAGTAGTCGCCGAACTGGAGCCACAGGACGCGCGGAACGCCGAGCGTCAGGTTGGCGCGTACCCGGTCCTGCACGGCCTCCATCACCGCCGTGGCCTCGTCGCGGGCGGGCTTCATGACCCCGTCGCCGTTGTCGGCGTAGGCGGCCATCCAGATTTCGCCCGCGTCCTCGCGGGCGCTGTTGGTTGCCAGCGGCCACGTCTGCGTGCCGGACGCGCCCACACCGCTGTCGTCGTCGGGATTGTCGATGCCCACGAACAGGTAGGCGCCGGGATCATTGACGCGCGGCGGCCCGTCCGTGACGGTCACGCCGGCCAGCGCGGGCAGCGCGGCGAAGTCGGCCACCATGGCGTCGATGAGATCCGCGTAGATCATGCGAACCCCATCGGCGGCAGGAAGTAGGGCTCGGCCATCGACGACGCGGCACGAGGCCACAGCCACGCCGCGCCCGGCTGCTCCCCTGTGCGCTGGTTGCCGAGCTGCGCGCGCCACAGGTGACGGGCCAGGACGAAGCCGGCGGCGGTGAGGTCGCCGGGGACCTCGGCCAGCGGCCAGCCTGACGAGTAGGTGATGGTGCAGGCGGGGACCGTGGATCCGTCTGTGCGCTCCACGAGGTAGCCGTCCGGGGCGAAGGTCGCGGCGTCCAGCGCGGAGCCGTCAGCGGCCAGCACGGAGGCAATGGCGGCCACCCGGAACGGGAGCACCGCGGCGTAGGTCGCGGACTTCACGACGAACGTCAGGCCGGTCTCAACCTTGACGGGTCCGCACTTGGTACGCACCGCAGCCGCAGCCGCGTCCACGCACCGCACGAACTCGGTGTTCGCGTCAGCGAAGCCGCCGCCAGCCGAAGCGGTGACGCCGCAGAACTCGGCCACCGCGGCATAGTTGCCGCCAGGGGACAGGAAGGTATCAGCCACGGCGGACCCGCTTACGGGTCTCCACGGTCGACGTGTCGGCGGTTGCCGTCTCGATGGGCGCCGGGGCCACGGCGGATGCCAGCCCGGCCGCGATCATCTGTGCGGCCTCGGCCTCGGGCAGATCGACGGAGCCGCCCACGGGGGGCCACTCGATGCCGTCACGGGTGCCACTCAGGGTCACCTTGAGCTTGATCTTCATGGGGGGCCTCCTCGTGCGTGGGTGAGGGCCGCACCCAATCGGGCGCGGCCCTCGCTAGTAGGGATGGACGGATCAGGCCGCGTTGCCCACGAAAAGCTTGATCGCCCCGGTCTGGTCTGCAGTCACGCCGTCAGCGCGGATGACAGCACGGAACGCCACCTGGTCGGTGTCGAACTTGAAGTCGTCGGAGCGCTCGAAGCGGACCCCGCCGGCCATGCGCACGAAGTACGCGGAGAAGTCACCGAAGGCGACCGACTTCGCGGCGAGGCCAACCGCGGCCACGTTCGGGTCGGTCTGGATCGGCTTGCCCAGGAACGAGTCGGGCTGGCCCACGATGGCGGCCGGCTCGAACAGGTAGCGGCCCGCGCCGTCCTTGAGCTTGCGGATCGCGCCCAGCGTGGCGTCCTTGACCAGCCAGCCGGCCGAGGAGCTGTTGCGGTACGGGGCGATCACCGAGAACATCAGGTCGATTAGGTTGTCCGCGCTGAACGCGCCCGTGACGGCAGCGGCGCCCGTGACGCCGGTCGTTGCCGACGTGATGACGCCGGTCGGCTGAGCGACGCCGGAACCCGTGACCAGGTGCGCACCGAGCGCCAGACCGACGTTGCGGCCAGCCACCTTGGCGATGAACCCGGCCAGGTCGAAGGCGGAGTCCTCGATCAGCTCACGGGCCACCAGGACGAGCTGCCCGTACTTGTAGGCGCCGAGCGAACGCTGAGCGAACGCGGGATCAGTGCCGGCAATGGCGCCCGCCTCGGCGACGAGCGCGGCGGCGCCGTAGCTGGTGGTGACGGGGACCTGGATGGTCTCGCCGCCGGTCGTGTTGAGGACCGTCGGGCCGAGCTGCATCAGGCCGGAGGAGTCGATCATGTGCTCCACGAGGCGGTCGTAGAACGAGGTGGGAACGGTGGCGCCGCCGGTCGCGGAGGCGCCCTTGGCGAGAGCGCGTGCCTCGAACGCCTTGCCGAAGTCGCGGGCGCTGACGCTGACCTCGGAGACGCGACGCTTGGCGAGATCGCGGAACTGCTCGGTGAGGTCCGCCCCGCTGGGCTGGCCCTCGGTGGAGCCGAGGCCGATGGAGCGCAGGGACTCGGCGATGTCCTTGTCGGTCTGGTCACGCTCGGCCATGCGGTCGATGCGGGCGCGCAGCGACGTGAGGTCGCCGGTCATCTTGTCGTAGGAGCCCTGCTCCTCGGCGGACAGGTCACGGTTCTCGGACTCGGCGCCGTCCAGGAGCGCCTTGGCCTGCGCCCAGATGGTCTGGCGCTGCTCGATGAGGTTCTTGATGTCGGACATGTGAGTTGCCCCTTTCGGACGTACTCGGGTTTCTGTGAGGGGGTGGCTTTCCGGGTGCGTGGCGCGCTGCCCGAAGGGGGTACTACTGGGCCAGCAGGTCGAGCCTGCGGGCCATGCCCGCCAAGGTCGGGTGCGTTGCGCGCTGCCCTTCCTCGGGGGTGGCTTGAGGGGTGGGGTTGGCCGCCTTGCTCGCGTCGAGCGCACGCACGGCCACGGACGTGTCCAGATATGCGGGGGAGTTGACGGGGGCCACGTCGACGAGCTGCACGGCGCGCAGCGTCCGCAAGGGGAACCCCTGCTCGGTCACGCCCCACTCGTCCTCGATGGTGCGGAACGCGAACGAAGACCACTTGATGTCTCCCCGCTCGGCGAGCGCCCGGAAATCCCGGCCCGCCGACGTGTCGGGAAGATCCACCTCATACCGGAGGCCGGTGCCGTCGACGGACAGCCGCAGGGTCTCGGCCCACGTGGTGCCCAGGAGCATCGCGTCCGAATGGTTGCCGCGCGCCATCACGGGCAGGCCATCGGCCAGCGACTTCGTGAACGCGGCCGGGTCAACCTGCTCCACGAACCCGCCCAGGTTCTGCGAATGGCGATTGAACACGGCCGCGTAGCCGGCCAGCACGCCCAGCCCCGACTTGCCCTCGCGCAGCTCCACAGCGAGCGCGGCAGTGCGGATCTCCAACTCTCGTTCCATCAGTTTCCTCCGGTCGTCTCAGTGGTCGCCGGGGAAGCCGACTTCCTGTAGAGGTTCTGCCACTCGTTGATTTCCTCGGGCGTCAGCGGCGGCTTGTCCTCAAGCCCGCGGCCCTCGGCAAGGGTCTCCATGCCGGTGCGCAGGCCGATCTCATGGGCCTGCATCCGCGCCATGATGTCGGGGCGGATCAGGGCGTCCATGTTCGCCTTGACGTACTGCGGGCGGGGGAGCACGTTGGTCAGCGCCGACTCGAACCGGCGCACCCATGGCAGCAGGGCGCGACGGTTGCGGTTCTGCTGGTTCATTTCCAGCGTGGAATAGGTGAGCGATCCGCCAGCGGCCTCGCCCCCGATGTCCTCGGGCTGAACACGGTAGATGGCCGCGATCTCGGTGGCACCGGCGCGGATCGTCTCCAGGAATCGGATGTCGTCGGCGGGCGCCTCGAGCGGGGTCCACTCCCAGTCGTTGCCCGTGACGAAGATGTCGCGGCCCGCTACCGACTGCTTGAACTTCGCCTTGATCGCAGGCGCGGCCCCTTCTTCCAGGACCTTCTTTGAGTTGCGCAGCACGCCGGGCGGCATGACGCCAGCCTGGAACAGGTCCGAGGCGTAGCGCTGCGCGTTCAGGCTCTTGCCGAACTGCATTCGGAACAATGCCGTGGGCGACAGGCCCTTGATTGAGCCGGGCAGGACGGGCCCCGGCACGTAGATGTATTCGCCCGTGACCACGCGGCCGTCGATCTTGAACACGGGAGAGGCCCCCGTCTCGTCGATATCCACACGTCCGGGATGAATCCAGCGAGCAATGGCCGCGGCGCCGTTCTCCCACTTTAGGATCGGCGCGAACGCGAAGCCCCACAGCGCGGCGGACGTGACGGCCTGATTCATCCACGGGATGAACCCCAGCCCCGTGCCTGTCGGGTCGGTGAGCAGTCGCGGCTGCTTGTCCATCTTCCGGCCCCAGCCTGCGCCGCTGTCGCGGTAGCAGTGCCACGGTGTCACCGACACGTCGTCAGCGATGCCCGTCACGGCCGAGTACAGCGGGATTAGGCGGAGAGGGTCAGAGGACGACTCAGACGGCAGCGCCGCGCCCCACATGTCCGTCGCGGACAGGGCGCGCTCCTCGGTGCGGCGGAACAAGCTCACGAGCGGCCCCGCTTCCAGTCAGCAATCCACGACACCAGCAGTACGCCCGCGCCGGACAGCGCCAGCGCCCCAGCGGCCGACAGCGGCCAGACAAGCACGGCTACGGCCAGGATGAGCAGGAGGGCCCCTAGTAGATCGAGCACAGTCGTCAGCACGGCGCCCCCCTATCCGATTGAGTCGAGTACGTCGTAGCTGTTGTCGTCATTCACGGCAGCCCACCCGGCCAGGGACACGGCTTCCAGCGGCGAGATATCGCCCGCTGACGCCCTGCGGCCGAATGCACGGCGCTCGCCTACCGAGCGCCACGCGGCGACGTCCACAGCGGCATCCAGCTCCGGGTAGCCCGCATGGGCCAATGTCCCGGCCTCCACGCGGTCGAACACGAGCGCGGCCGAATCGCAGACCACAGCCGAGTCGATCCAGCGGATCTCCACGCCGGCCGCCTCGATCTGCGGGCCCAGCGAAGCAGCAGGGCCCCGCTCATCCACCACCAGCGACACATCGAGACGGGCGCAGACCTCGGCGGCCTCAGCCACCACCCAGCCCAGCCCCGCGCCATGACGCAACGGCTTGACCGCCAGCACGTCGCCGTCCATCGCAGCCGCGCCAATCGCCGCGAACTGCCTGTCGAACGACACGGCCAGGGCAACGGACGGGGCCAGCTTCGCCACGTCCCGGTCAGGATCGAGACACGCGGGCCACTTCGGCAGGATCGACGTAGCGCGCTCGACCATCGGCACCGGCTGATTGCACCAGTAGCGGCGGAACTCGGCCTCGGACGACTGCGGGTCGTCCCACGTGTCGGAGATCGCCTGGAGGTTCATCCACTCGGACGCAGGCCCGTATGCCTGCCGAAGTGCCGCCATGCGCTGCGCCGGGTCCGCCAGGTCCAGAGACTCGTCCGCCTGCCGATGATCGAACAGCAGCGACGGGTCGTCGCCGCGGCCCAGCGCGTAGGCGTGCGTGCCCTCCGCCACAGACCCCTCGCCGGCGCCGTACATCGTCGAGGTCTCCAGCATCCAACCGGATGCCACCTTGCGCTTGAGCAGGTTGCGGACCATGACGCGGTGCAGGCGCTTGAGTCGAGGCAGCACCCATAGGTGCGTCTCGTCTGCCACGATGAACGTCGACTTGCCGCCATCCTTTGACGAATCGGCAGACGACACAGGCTCAATGAACCCGCGCGACCCCGGAAGGATCACCCGCGTCAAACCCACGTCCAGCCCCGGGAAGTCAGCCAGCAGCGCCGGCGAGCATGTCTCAGGGTTGAGGATGAAGTGGATCGCGTCGTAGGTGTTGCCCGCCTGCCCCTCCTCAGTGGCGACGCACAGCACTTCAACGTAGGGCAGCGGCTTGCCTACCGGCTCGCCCTCGTCGTAGGCGTAGCCCCACGGCGACACCTCGCCAGCCTCGGCCCAGTGATCGAACCGGCACGGGCCCAGCGCCTCAAAGCAGGCGATGAAGCCAGCCAGGCCAGACTTGCTGCGCCCCTTCGCCCGCGACAAGAAGTCGCGACGCACCAGCCGCGCGCCCGTCTCAGGGTCCAGCCTGTACGCCCTCAAGATGTGAGCCGCGAACTCGTCATCCAGCTCGACACGCTGGCCCTGAATGTCGCCCGGGCCATGCACCAGATAGTGCTCAATCCACGAGATAGCCGACCAGCCCAGCGATGTGAAGCCGGTCACTGAACAGCCCGGAGCAGCCTGTCCTTGCGGCCAGCCGAAGCGGGCGCGGCAGGCTCAACCTTCGACTCGGCCGGGGTCGCGATCTGCAACCGGAGCCGCATACGGTCCTCGGGGGTCGCGCCGTACTTGGACACGCGAAGCCGCAACTCGGCCGCCTGCTTCAAGTCGCCCAAGATGAACGCCCGGTGGATCAACGCCGTCTCCAGCAGGAAGTCCCAGTCCGTCTCGGTGAACGTCTGCGCCTGAGGCGA